AACGGTCCACCACCAGGAGGCCGTATAGACGAGGATTCGTTTCTGCAAAGCGGCGCTCACACGATCCAGCCATATTTTCGCTTGAGCTTGGATCGCGGCTTTGGTCAGCCCGTGGTCGAGCTCTACATCCAGGACCGCCAGATCGACCGGGCCGCAGCGGGCCAGGAAATGATCCGCTTCACGAATCGGGTTCTTGTTGGCGGGCCACAGGACATGATAGGCCCCGAAGATCATGCCGTTATCCCGAGCCTGCTTCTGGCTGTTGTGATAGAAGTCTAGGGAACGTCCAACTGAGGAGCCATCCTCTGAGAGTCCGATCGTGCAGCGGGCCACAATCCCGCAGAAGCCCGCGGCCTTGATCTTCGCGGCATCGATCATGCCTTGATAGCGGCTAGTGTCAATCAGGGCAGCTCTCATATCGAACACAATCCCATCAATGTAAACATTGAATCATCATCGAATTCCGCGAAGCCTCCGCCTGCGCTCACAGTCAGTGAGGTAATCGCATTAGCCGTATTGATCCATTGACCTCCCCCATGACGCAGAGCGATGAAGGATAGATCACCCTCTTCCACCGTATTTGGAGAATAGTCCCAGCCCTTCCACACAACCGCACGTTTAGTCGCCGAGCTCTGAGCTAGTCGGTAATTCAAGATGTTCACTTCGCAGGCACAGAAATTATTGTTATCTAGACTTACGTTCCCAGCGGTATGTCCCAGTCGAATGGCGCTGGCCGTTCCTGTGCTACTTCCAATCCCAGTATGAGCATCTGTGGGAACAGCATCCCGGATATGCTCCATCGAATAGGAATGATAATTGCTTCCAGAATCTCCATTGAAAGTTAATTGCATGGCCGCGCCGATTGAGGGTGATACGGCTCCAGCATGGATAAGAAGCCACAGATGAGTAAAACCCTGATTGATGGCACTGAAAGTTATTTCCGTCTCACTTCCATCGACAATTTGTGTTTCGAGACAAACCAGTCCGCCAGAAACCGAGACCCCGATTTCTTGCGTCTCCAATCGACGCAAACGGGCCTCGTGATTGTCCAGGTTTTCAAGGAGCCTCCTGAGATCCTTATCCGAGATTGACATATTCTGCCTCAATCCCGGCATCGATTTCCTCGCGATCTTTTCCTCGCAACGTGATCGTGATGGACTGGACAAAGCCCTCAAATTGAAATCCAAAGGCAGTCGCCGGAACCTTGTCGCCAAATCCCCAATGCACGTCGTAGAGACTGCCGGGGACCGATAACAATCTTCCGCTCAGGCGTCTTCGCGGCCGGCTGGAGACCAAGCGGGCAAAGGCTTTCTTGGCGACCCCCAGGACTGTTTTCTCTCCCCGAGCATCCTGAAACCCCTCCCTACGATTCCAGATCGTCCGGAAGATCCGGCCCACATCCTTTTCAGGATCGATCACCCGATCCTGGCCTTCTCCTTGTCCTCCTCCGTAGATGATGTTCCGCTCTTCCGTCCAATCCTCTTCCCATCGAGGATCGGTCATGTTACCGAATTCCTGGCCGAAGGTGAGTGCCACCGGATCTATCGTCCGATCGATGCCGCGCTGGTTCACAAAGGTTCGGAACTGGAAATTGCCGGGCGAGATCTGCACCACGTCCCAATAGGTTGGGATCCCCTGTGCATAGGCGTGATCGGAGATGTCCTGCAGGGCATCGGGAAGGGCCTGCCATTGAAAGTCGCCATCGTATTGAGGCCCGGCCCCCACATCGGCAGCGACCGTGAAATTAGATTGCACTCTCGAACGGCCATAAGGATCATTACCGGAACTGGGCGCCACATTCTCGCGCACCAAAGCCTTCATGACATTATCCGCCAACCCCGACTTTTCGGTCTCGGCCTGGCCTCCCAGATAGGCCACGATCCGATTATCGATGATGTGATTTTGTCCCGGTCCTTCGATGAAAACATGGGTTTGGCCTCGCAAGGTCTCGGCTCCCCAGCGTCTCAGGAAGCCGGTCATCTGCCACTGCAAATGACCTCCCGGCGGAGAGCGCCAGATCTCAATCAATCGATCGAGTTCCAGGACCGATAAATCGAAGTCATGGGGAAGGTGCATCTGCACCCAGCCCTGACCATTGACCGACCGGGTATAGCGCAGCAGGGTGTAGTTTTCCAAGAGCAGGATAGGCTCTCCATCCGGCTGCGCCAGCCAAATCTCATGGGTCATGCACCGCCGCCATCAATCGACCAGTGGGTAATCTGCCACCGGAAATGCAGGGTAGTGTCTCCCGTCTCTTCGGCGATATAAGCGATGATGTCGTTACTGCCAGGCAGCAATCGGAATGTTCCGAAATCAGAACCGCGCTTGGGTTGCAGCGCGTACTGCCTCCAATTGCTGGTAATAGATTTCTTCTGAGGACGGAAGTCGATCGTGATCTCTTCGCCCTCCTGAGCTTCCAGATTGAAGTACAGTCTGTCTCCCGAGGTCGCATTCTCAAGCCAGATCAGTGTGCCGGGTCCCGTGAAGGTCACGATGGGGTAAGCGGCGGCCGTCCCGATATTGCTGATCGTCGTCTTGTCTCCCGCTTCTGCCGCTCCTGTTCCATAATGACCGGCATAGACGGTCTTTCCGATGCTGCCCAAGGAGAGAACAATCGGATTCGTTCCACCAAATCCGGTATTGGGGAGATCGATGTCGGTCTTCACGAAGGTGGATCCATTCCAAATCCCGAGGTTGGACATCTCCAATCCCCCGGTAGCGGTCAAGAAAGCCCCACCCAACCAGAGCTGCCCATCCACCCAGGCGAAAGCATAGACCGTATCCGAGACCCCGGTCTCCATCGCCAGCCAATCCGAACCCCCCCAGACCGCGATCCGGTTGACGGTATTTCCGGAAGCTGTCGTGAAATCCCCTCCAGCGTAGAGCTTGCCATCGGGACTGAAAGCCAGCACTTCACAGAGACCATTCAACTGACCATTGCCTCCGACTGCTGAGGCCGCGGCCGTCGTGACATTCCATTTGGCGACTCGATTGGTTGCAACCCCGCTGAAGTTGGTGAAACTTCCACCCACGAAGAGATTCCCATCCGGCGCGATCGCGAGAGTTCGTACCGCATCGTTAGCGCCGGTCCCCACCGCCGACCAGGCACTCCCATTCCATTTGGCGAGACGGGTGGCCGGCGAAGTGAATTCCCCGCCCACATAGACAATCCCATCAATCCCCACCGTTACGGCTCGGGCTGTGCCATTGAGCCCGGTCCCCATAAGGGCGTAGCCGCCCGCCGTCGTGTAAGACACGGCTCGGTTGGCAGAGGTTCCATTATCGACGGCCGTGAAAGTCCCGACGATATAGGCGGTTTCGTCAGGACCAACCGCAATGTCCTGAACATTCCCGTTATCAATACCGGCCCCCACGGCAGTAATCACATCATTGACCAAGGTGACGATCCGTTTGGAATTCGAGACCCCGGCGAAGTCGGTGAAGGGACCCCCAAAGTAGATGATCCCGCTGGGGGAGATCGCGATGGCCCGCACAAAGTCATTGGCTCCGGTCCCGGTAGGGAATGCCCAGGTCCCATCTTTTCTGCGGATGATCCGATTCCAATTGGGGGCCGAGGTGTAGTCGATCACCGCGACCTGCTGCCGATCCTCATACCAATAGGGATCGGGAGCGAACAGCCGCAATCCCAGAGTCTCGGCAAATCCCATTCGATCGCCTTCCTCCAATCCCCCTTCATAAAGAAAGTCGGCGTAGACCGGGTTCGTTGGGGCGGTGTAGTACAGCCGGAAGGGAGCCGGGTTCGAGATCCGATCCAGCTTGACTGCATTCAGTAGAGCCTGGCGGACTTGGTGAAGATTGTTGAGGGTTGAGGCACCTTTCGCCAAAGCCACCAGATTAGCTACTCGGCCTCTGACTTGAGTATCCTCATAGACCGAGCCAGGGAGTTTGGCGAAGGGCTGTTGATTCACGATGACCGGCGGCATTCCCATGCCGGTGAAATCCAAATCAGTGAGCGAGGCATGGAGATCCGCAAAGGTCTTGATCGCTCCACCGGGCCCAAAGGCTTCTCTCAGGGAGGTGCTTCCGTGCTCTACACCACTCCAGGAACATCCCTCCTGATCGCCGTCGCAATACGTCCCGGCCGCGGTTTTCTGTTCGACCTGAATCGCATCGACATATAACACCTGAGAAACCCCGCTATTGTCATTGGTGACACGGACATGGATACTGGAGGAGGTTCCGGTCGTGATCGTTTTCTCCACTCGCTTCCATTGAGCGGAAGCGAGGACCTGGAGATTGCCCAACTCCACAGAACTGTTATTCCAGATTGCCAAGCGTGCATCATCCGAAGGATTGTAGATATAGACGCTCACCGTATAAGAGGTCGAGGTCCCGACAGAAATCCCCGCCCCGGCCGTATAGTAGTAAGCCCCTCCTAAAGCGGAGGTCCCGGTCGTGACGGCCAGAGAGTACCGGCCGAAACGGGCTTGAGTATTATTGCGGGCGATGGAGGCCCCGGACCCAACCGCCGACCATTTTGTCGTGTTGGTTTCCAGGGATGGGTTTGCGCCCAGATTCGTGGTCGCTTCGGGAGTGACGATCTTGAAGAGTGCCATCAATGAGCCCCGCTCACCAAAGCCTTCATCATGGCGAACTGTCCGACCAGATCCTCGCTATCGGCCATCGATTGAATCGTGAGGCTCATATTGTTCGTTACTTGAGGACTGACCGTTACCCGTTCACCGGGACTTGCCCGAAAGGAGACCATCTGGCTGTCCGGGCCGCCCTGCCCTCCCACGACGAAACTCCCACCGTGTTGAAAGGCTCGGACCCCTCCCACTCGAGTATTTGCAGGCATCAATCGGAGTTCAGTATTCATTCCGCGAGCAGCGCCTTCCACGTTGTTGAGCTGCTCCTGGAGTCTCATGAGATCCTCAACGAACAATCCCGACTGATCCCCGGCCGCATCCATTTCTGATGCCGAAGCTCCAATCGCCTCGATCAACCTCTGCGCCGATTCATCGATAAGGCCCAATCCGCTGGGACCCGCGAGTTTACTCAAGGCAGTCAATTCCTCTTCGGTGAATCCGCCTTGTGCGAGTCGCTGCTGTGCCAGATCAAAGATCATTCGCTTGGTCTGTGCATCCCAAGCCTCGGTGACGCTCTCAATCTTCTCTTTGATGGACGCAGTTCTTTCGTCATATTCCGCATCCAGTTTGATCAGCTCTTCTACACTGACACTTCCTAATTCTTGGATCACCGTGCTTTGTTCTTTAATCTCAGCCGTGAGCTGGCTGATCTCCATCTGAGCGGCCACCTTGGTGGCATCGCTAGTGGCATCAGTGAAATCACCCATCCTGAGTCTAGCCAGAAGTAGGTCATCTTTTAGTTCTTTCAGATGGTCTTTGGCTTGCTCTAAATCTTCAAGCCGTTTTGCCTCTAGCTTAAACTTATCGTCAATCCTTTGCTGACCGAGATCCTCAAGTTCTTGATTGAGACCCGCGATTTCTTCTCGGGTATCAAAGAAATCTTCCTGGATGTCTGTCCGAACGAGCAAGGCCAGATGCTTGAGGGCTTCATCGATTTGTTCGGGCAGCATTTCAATGGTCTCTGCAGCCGTTTCACTAATGCCTTCCAAGGCTTCGGATATATCCTCCCCCGCGCTTTGTCCCGCTTGGCCCATCCGAAGCCATCGTCCAATTTGACTCTCGGCAGGAATACTATCTTCCAGCTTTTCTCCCATATCTTCTATGAGCACAGGCATGGCTTCGGCAATGTGAAACCACGGTAAGAGTCCTTCAACTAAGAATGAGCCCACCCCGATCTTGGCAGCCTCTACTCGATCCTGCCATTCATCCAACGCGAGTTCCCATTCACGGGTCTTTGCTACGGATTCCGCACTGAGAATCAGATTATCCTCAATGGATGCCGCGTTCGCTCGAAGAGCATCGCCACCTTCAGCGAGCAGTGGATTAAGAATCGCCCAATTGCGCCCAAAGATCTTCGAGAGCTCGGCCGCCCTCTCGGTAGGACTTTCCATAGCCTGAAGTCGATCAGCCAACTTAGCTAGATTTTCAACAGAGGGTTC